GCCGATTTTTATTCTGTGTACTGGACTGCTCTTGCTACTAAAGATTATATACGGAGCCTTTGCTCTGTGTCAATCAAGGAAGAAGTGCGTCTTAAGGAAAAGATAGATCGCGATGAGGTTCGTACCATTATAGCTATGGATGTTAACCATGTTGTAGCGCATGGACAATTGTGCTTAGAATAGAATCAACGCCTTGTCGCCTCACATGAAGATCATCCCATTAAGTTGGGTATTAACATGTTCGGTGGCGGGTGGCATAGATTAAATCACAGGATGAGCAGATTTGGTAGTGGTGCTAACACTATCGAATTAGATGGAAAGAAATTTGATGGCCGTTTTCGGTATTATTGTTTTGAGAAAATACGAGATTTTCGTTTTAAGATGCTAAGTGCTGAACAACGCACCGAAGCGAATAAGACGAGACTGCGGAATATTTATTATGAGTTAGCTCATGCCCCATTGGTGAATGTTGATGGCTGTGTATACGGTCGTTCATCTGGCAATCCTAGTGGGCAGGGAAGCACAACTCCTGATAATTCGTTAAAAAATTATCAAGATGTGGTAGTCCTATGGCATCTAACAATGCCAGAAGAAATGCACACCTATGATATCTTTACGAGTTTCACAGAAATTTGTATTGTAGGAGACGATATAAATATTTCGGTTCATCCGAGTATTCATCATCTTTTCAATGTGGCTGCTATCCGACGTGTGATGTCGGAAATTGATATGGAGTATCATTTTGCAGCTGAAGAATTTAGACATAATTATGAGTGTATCTTTCTTGGTCACGCTTTTAGTTTAGTAGATATCGATGGTCTTGACAGGGCGATGTATTTGCTAGTCATTGACTGTGAACGTATGCGTTCAAATATGTTGATTTATAATGCTAAACATACAGTTGACAATACTATTGTTCGCGCGTGTGGACTCAGAAATGAGACCTTCGCTTGCAAAGATTGTCGTGTGTGGTTCAACGATTTGATAATGTTTTTACTTTCCCGATATGGCCGCGACCTTAAATGTGTCGATGCGTTTAAAAACTACTTAACTGATCGCGAACTTTGGGAGTTATACTCTGGGTTGAGTGCTTTAACTTGTGAATCCATGACTCATA